CAGAAACTCTTGGTCTTATATCAATAATATCAGCATTAGAAATACCATCAACAGATTGTATCTCTATAGCATAATCAAATGTATTATAAGAATTTACTGTGGTTATGTCTCCATCATCAGTTGCAGAATAAGAAGTATTTTCAAAATAAATTTTTAATTTTCTATTAGGAGCATCAGCATCAACTTTTCTTTCAATAAAACCATAATCGTAGATTGTTTTTTCTTGTCCTGTACCAAAAGTATAATTTGAATTTATTTCAAAACTATCTGATTTTAATTCCGTAACAGTTCCTTGTGTGTTTGATTCGTCAAATACAACAGTTTCTCCCTCAAGGAAAGTTAAATCGTTTTTGTATATAAATGTTATTTGCGAATCAGTAACTCTTTCAGCATAACATGCTATAGCTCCACTAGTTTGACCCGTAATATACTCACCAACTATAAATTCTTGTGAAGTTGTAGATGCACTATTAATATTACTCAAAGTCATTTTTGGTGCTGTTGCATCATCATTATTAGATGATTCATATATACCAACAACTTTAATAACATCAGGTGAATTTAAAGAAATAATTTCATCTTGAACTCTTGTTCCGAAAGGAAAATTACCAAATTCTAAACCATCATCCAATGTTGTAGAACCAATACCAGATGCAGAATTTTTAGATTTATCAACAATAACACTATTAATTCTATTTCTTATTTTTTCTTTTGCTTTCGGATTTAATTTAGTAACAGTGGTGACTAATTGTGCATTAGTGTCGTTAGAACCTAAATTAAATATTTGTAAGGTTTTACCATCAACACCAATACTGAATTGATCTGAAGTTAAGGGTTCTGTGCTACCATCCGATCTAATTAAAGAATATCTTTCGTCATCAAAAGGTAAGAATAGTTCACTAGAACCTGCAGACACTACTGAAGATAATTCATTATTCGCTATGTTTACTGTAAATGGTTTTCTTAAACTTAATGAAGCATTTGTTAAATCTACGTTTGAAATGTAATTTTTAGGAAGTTCCGTATATAAAGTATCATCAGAGGATGCATCTAATTGAGTCGTTAATATTTTAAAATCAGTTACTTCTTTATCTGCAACAGGTAGATTACCATTTACTAATCCATCAACATCAGCAACATTTGAAATACTAATAGTATTTGTTCCAACAGCAGTTACTCTACCAAAAGTTGGATCATTTGATTGTGTGGGATTACTAAATTGAACTAAATCGTTAACTTTTGCAAGAGTTCCAGGAAAAGATTCATTGGGACTAGTTACTGTGCTTAATCCTCCAGAAGCAGCACTAATAGTTGCTATACCTATATTTGCAAATGTTGATTGAACTACATCTGCATTAAAAGTTTTTGCTGTTCCTACAGTCCCATCATCTGTTGCAAAAATAGATTTTACATCTGAGATACTATGTGCTGTAATTGCAATAGCAGTTCTACCATTATCAATACCATTAATAATTAAAGATTCATTTTCTAAAAATTCACCTTCTGTTTCATAAAGAGTCAATCCTGCTCCCACTTGAACAGCATCTTTTAAAAATGCCGTAGCACCACTATTAGCACCTTTAATAAATGTTGGTGTAGTTAAATTAGTAACTGGTTGATTTAAGGTAATTTTAGTTACAGTTCTTATATCATAGAGAGAAATGCCCCATTCATTTAAATTAGAAGTGCTATTATATGAACCAGACTCTAATCTGTAATCATATACTCTTGCTAATCCAACTTCTTCACCAGTAATTATTGTCTGGTCTGCTCCACCTCTTTGATCTCTTAAACTAACAACATAAGTATTACCTATACCAATAGTGGGTGCTCCAAAAGTTCTATTAAGTTTTAAAGTAGATCCTGTATTATACTGAATTGCTTGATTTTCTAATGTCTGTACTGTTCTAGGCTTAGGGCAATCTAAAAATATAGGCGAAGTTGTTTCTACTTCAAATCCACGAACATATGCTTTACCAGGTGATACTTTATAAACTCCTAAATCATTGCTTGGTGTTGTTCCATTGTATGTAAGTTGTCCTTCATTAAACACGCCTCTATTACCAAGATTATCATTTAAAGAATTTTTAAGAATTACATCAAACGGAGATATAGTATAATCTCCAGATTCATCATAAGTTCTACGTGCTAATTCATCATTTAATTGTTGATAGGATGATGTTCTTACTCTATCCCTGATTTGTCCAGATACTACCTCTCCTACTTCTACAAAAGAATTATCATCTAAATCATCTAAGGGTTTTTTAAACAAACTTAAAGTAATTCTTAATCTATCAGCACCTGGTGCAGAAAAATTATTAAAACCTTGAGAATTATCTGTTAAAGTTTCATCAATATCTGAATTAATTATTTCCTCATTTACTGCTAAACCAACCCTATAATTAGATTGATTAGTGTACTGATCTAAAATTAAAGTTTCTTGCTCTACTTTTACAAACTGCCCTCTTACAAAATAAACACCTTCTTGAATACTATAAGAAGAACCTATTGCTGCAGCGTTGGAACTTATTGTGGTAGCAAAAGGTGTTCCCACAGCTATGGAACTATTTCCGAGCAATCCAGAGTTAATTACTGTACTAGCAGTTAAATCTTCGCCATCAGAAAAAGTTAAAGTTTCATTATTAGCGGTACTTGATCCAATATAAGCTATGTAAAGTGTTAAATTATTTCTTTCTGAATCCTCTGCTAATAAAATTTTATCTACTACAGCAGTTACTCCAGATGTATTACCAGTTATTTGCACTCCAGCTAATTGATCGATATAAGCAGATACAGGAATTCCTTGGAAAGTATTGTTTAACTGAATGCAATGATACTTTCTATTATATGTCGTGTTACCAGGTATTACTTTCGCACCTTCCTTAAAGAAATGCTGTCCAAATTTTTCTACTTGATTTTGTAGAATAGATTGTAAGTTATTTAATTCTCTAGCTTGAACAGGAAATCCAGGTTTAAACAGAACCTTATGATAACCACTATCATCAGAATAGTCGTCAAAGTATGGTGAGACGTTTAAATTCGTTTGTTGTGGCATGATTTTTTAGAACTGCAAAATAACTTTGATATCTTCTTTTTGATTTGATGATCTAGTAATTGATGGTCTGTTATCAACGTAAATTATATTACCAGAATATTTTTTGGATTCGGGATTTGAAATTCCGTTCACAAAAGATTGACCAAGGTAATACGTTTTATTATTTATTACAGTAGATAGACCCGTAAAGGAAGTATCTATTGCTAAATTAGAACCTGATGAAGGCACAATGGTTAAACTACCAGTTCCTGATGGAGTGCTTGTAAATTGATTTAAATTAAATCCGAAAAGAGGATTTGTTTGTGCAATACCTGCATTATTAAATCCCGCAAGAGTTCGGTCTTGCTGAAACTTTAAAACACCAGTTATTCCATCATAACTAACAACTTTACCTGCTGCAGTTGACCCTGTAGAAATTGTTTGAGTGAATGTTGAATCTGGTTCAAAAGTAGCACTACTAAAACCAATACCAGTCAATCTTAATGCAGAAACTGCACTAACTTTATCAGCCACCAATAAACTAGTAGAATCAAATTGTTGAGGATTTTCAACAACCCCAATTCTTGCTACTTGATTGCCTGTTATAAAATCAGGATTTTCAGTATCATTTTCAATTCTAGAATATAATAAAACATTAAATGCACCTAACTCTTCATATATATCAGCACCATGTCCACCTTGTGGTGAAATTATCACATCAAAAGTTGGTAAAGTGCTTCCAGCAGGGGTAGGAACTCCACCTGCTGCTAAATCAATATTTCCAAAAGTATAACCAGATCCTTGACTTGATACAGTAATAGAGTCAATAGTAGAATCGTTTGTCATAACAATTGTACATTCTGCACCCGATCCATCACCTCTAATAGGAACTCTTGTATAAACAGCACCTCCTAAACCTAAATCAGCACCTCGATTAGTAATAGTAACTATTTTAATAGAACCATCTACTGCGTTATCTCTAACTGCAGCATTTTCAGAGTCAGTTTCCCAATTTGTTGGAACAGGAATAAAATCAGTTGATTCAAATTTTATAATTTCACTAGGTTTAATTGTATACAAATACTTCCAAATATATCCATCACCACTACTACCTGCTGCTTTTGGTTCTAAATCAGTAAATGTTGGTTCATCTAGTGATGGTCTGCCATTTGGATTTTCTGGATCGGTTCCATTTTGTAAACACTCATATACTCTAAAATCACTATTTAAAATATAATATGAAGCAGAATATAAATTGGTTGCACCTGACACTTTTGCAGTATTAGTTCTACTATAATCATTACGATACATATCATAGGTTGTTCCTGATGTCCAATCTCTTTTTCGGACAACTTGTCTTACGTCAGAAGAGGTAATTTTCTTCAAAGCAATCATATTATCCCAATAATAATTTTCTTCATTAAAATTATCTTTTGGAGAGGGTGGATTTACATCCCAATCAGATTGTAAAGCAGTCGGATCAGGTAATCCAATGAAAGAATAATAAGCATTTGTAGATGAACTTACACCTGCAATAAAATTCTTTGCATTTAATATTCTAATCTTATCAGTTATGATTGCAGCCATTTTTGGAACTTTTTATTTATTTATTATCAATTAAGAATTATAATTTTTAAATCTCAAAGACTTGGTTCTTTGAACCTGTGATGAAGTCACGATACCAGATACACCATTCAAATTAAATGCAGTGTATGTATTAATATCAGATCTTCCAGATAAGGTAATTTTACCCCAACTGTAGTCTCCACTGTAAGTCGATGAAACAATGCCTACACCATTAAAGTTAGATACTTTAGTTGCAGAAACTCTGGTAAATATTCTCCTTACATGAGTAAAACCAATACCAGTTACATTTATATAGACTGTTTGTGCGTTGGCAATCTCATAGATATTATCTACAAAAGATTTACCAACTCCAACTGTTCCTGCTCCATTATCTAATGAGGTAATTGATGTTTGAGATATTCCTACATTAGAGTTGTTAACTATAAAGTAATCATTTGTATTTAAATCACTTATGGTTGTTGCTGTTCCTACTAAACTAATATCTCTTAGGTATGAATCTAATGGAACAAATAAATCAAATATAAAGTGGGGATTGGAACTAATAGTAGTTGTTCCAAATCCAACTACAATTCCAGAGTCACCAGCATAAACGTTAACATCATTGGTTTCAGAAATTAATGTTGGTGGATCAATTAATACTTGAGGTGCAGTAACATATCCAGTTCCCGCAGAAGAAACTGTTATACTTGTTACAATACCTGCATTAATTGATGCAGTTGCAGTTGCAGTAGAACCAATTCCTATCGGTGTTTGGATAGAAACACTAGGAGTAGATACATATCCACTACCACCTTGGGTAATTGATATTGCAGTAACATTATCATTTGTCAAAGTAGAAGAAGCAGTTGCTCCAACTTTACTATCTTGACTTGTTATAGTCACACTATCCTGAACAGTTTCTCTAACAGATGCATTGGCATTTTCATTTTGTGGATTAAAGAAAGGTCTTACGTTATCAACATATAGAATAGTAGAACCAACACTAACGGACTTTGTAATGTATGCAAATGGATGAATATTTGGTTCATATAGTTCTCTATTTTTCCCTATTGGAATATCATTAATAATTTTATCTTCAGTTTGTCTACAAAGTTTTACAGGTCTTAACAAAGTTTCATCTTCGGTATTACCTGGTCCAAAGTATGCGTTGGTTGATACAATGTCAGTAGAATCAATGTTTGTTACTATTCTCTCATTTTCTTGTAAGAAAAATTCTACTCCTAATTCTGCATCAGAGTTTATAGTTAAATCATCTCCTTTTTCAATTTCTTGAATGACACTTCTAGATTTAACATCAATACCACCACTACCTTTATAGAATACGATCTTACAGGTATCTCCTTTTTTAGGTGGTTCTGTAAATGTTATTATACTTCCTCCAGTAAAAGTATACCCTTTACCAGGAACTTGAAGTATATCATTTACAAATACCAATATCACATCCTGAACATTTATCTTAGAACCTACAGCAGCAATAATTGAAACAATTTCATTATTTTTTTCTAATTGGAAGGTAACTGTTTCGTTATCAAAGAATTGCTCTGGACTATCTAAAGATTCTAATAGTCCTAAAGACCATGAATTAAATTCATCACTAAAGATTTCATCTATGGTTAATTGAAACTCATTATATAAACTAGAAGTCGGTATTCCTGTTGCTCCACCAATTGGTAAAGTTAATATTTCTCCAATACCAAATCCACTACCACTATTTGTGATCTTGAACTCAGTTACACTTGAACCTTGACCCACAACAACATCAACAACTGCACCTGTGCCTATACCAGATACTGAATTTGAACTATATCCTAATGGTATTCCTGTATATGATAATGGATTGTCAAATACGACATCTAAGAATTTTTCAACTTTACCACATCTAGAATAGAAATGTGCTCTAGTTGAAACACCAGTATTAACTACAAATTCAGTATCATTTAATATCTTTAATACATTGGTTCCGTTAAAGGCAGCATCTGTTCCACTAGCAGAATTATTTTCTGCCCTTGGTGCTAAAATAGCACCTTGTGCAGTTCCTCCTGATGAGTAGAACGTAGGAACTGTAGATACACCTGCATTAACAGTAAATTGTGTCGAACTGCCAACTGCAATAACAGGTGTTCCACAATATGCGGGATCAGTCGTTCTTGGATAGACATGTGTGGAAGATCCATTATCTAATCCACATGTAAATGCTAACCCAGTTAAAATAACATCACTTCTTTGACCTGTTGTAGACAATCCATGCCCCACTTGAGTCGTTACAGTCATTATGCCACTTATATTATCATAAATTGCATTTGTGACATTAACTGCAGTAGCACCACTATAATTACAAGTAAACGCTATACCTGATAGTTTAATTTCATCATTTCTATTCAATCCATGATTTGCTGATGTGGTTATGGTTGTGATACCTGTGGTATTATCATAAAGAACATTTGAAATATTCTTAGGTGCATAAAAGACCTGATTTGTGTTTATACCTACGGAAATAACATGTCCATTTGACACACTTGCAGTTCCTACTTTAACAATGTCTGCACCACTAACATCTTTTTGTTGAATTGATACACTGACGGTTTGTATTCCAGATCTATATCCAGAACCACTATTACCAATGGCGATTGAACTAATAGTTCCTGCTGCAGACACAATTGCTGTTCCACCAGCAGCTACTAATGGTTGATATCCAAATCCCTCGGTGGAACCAACAGAGAGTATAACACCACCTAAAGGTAAAGATGTAATATTTACGTCAGATGTGGAAGATGCAGTGCCTGTAAAACTAATTGATGTAATACCTGCGTTCTCGCTTAGATTGTAATTTTGAACTGGATTTTGGAATACGTCATTAATTAATACAACTGCATTTTCATCAACAACTCCAGTTATATTATCCCCTTCAGATTTTAACGTAAAATCTTTACGAATTCCGTTAAATTGTTGAGATAAACTATCAAAAATATAATTTTTAGAGTAAGTATCATTAGAAGTATTTTCGATACCAGATCTCATGAAAGATCTTCCTTGGAAACTGGAACTAGTCGATATACCTGTCCAATCTCTACTATCAGGTGGATTAGTTGTTGAACTCAATGGTATATTTCCAAAAGGTGCCTCTACGAAATTAAGAACGTTTTCTACAATATTATAATTTCCATCAACTTTAGTAACTAAAGAATCTGCTGGATGCTCTTGTATAGAAGTTCCCATCCATCCTCTACGAACTCTAATGTTAGTATCATTTCCAACACCAACACTTTCAATTTTCATTATTTCTTCATCAATTCTGATTAAATCTCCACCGAAGAATGACGTAATACCTGCGAAAGGAATAACATCAGAAGTAGTAAATATCTCACTAGAAATAGTTGTTGTTACAGCAGTTGCTACAACTGGTGACTGAATTATGTTATCTAAGCAAAGAAGAACTTTTGCATTTTGATTTGTCGATACAAATCTATGAGATGTTCCAATACCTACGCTTGTAAAATCAACCGTTTCGGGAATTGAAAGCAATGCTTTCTGTGCTGTTTCTGCTATTTTAATCTTGTTATCATCAACTTTTACTGCAAATAGGTTAGATGGTAATTTATTAGTTGTACCTACACCAACAAATCCATTAGTTGTTACTATTCCAACAGCTGAAGCAGAACCTATACCATCATGAATGTACTTAAGTTTTTCACCAGTTACAAAGAAATGATTTGGTAATTTTATTGTATTGTTAGTGATATCAACAATTTCAGAATTAGAACCAACAAATTCCCTTTCAAATACTGGCAATCCTGTATGAGTTAAATTAAATTCACGTTTAATATCTCTTTGAGTTCCCGTATATGAACTAGATTCAACTTCAATAGATGCATTATTTGTAATGAATCCAATCAAAGTTTTATCTGGTGTACCCTCTGCAGGATCATCCTCAATTCTTAAAGCATTCATAAACACTTTAACATTAGTTGCTTTATTAGGAAGTGGAGTGAATAATAATCTAGTATTATTATTATTTGTATCGGTACTAAATTCACCTAATCCGTTGAGACTTAAATTTCCTGTTGATGTAACAACTGCATATTCATTTGTTGTATAAGTTTCTGTAGTTATTCCTGTATCAGAATCATCAACCACAATTAATTCTGCTATACCAACTGTAGTTCCTATACCAACTTGAAGAGTGAAATAAGCAGCATTATACAAACTTCTTGGTTTTGATGGAATTGATACATCCTTATTAGGATAAGATCCAACAACAGTTGCACTTGGTGATCCTGACGCTGGTATTTGGGTAGATCTACTTTCTAACCTTACATGTTTGATATCAATTGTAGAGGCTGTGCTTACTGTTTCATTTGAATTGGCAACTACAAGTGCGTTAACAATTGCTGTCGTACCAATACCAGCATCTGGATGGAAATTGATGTTAAGATTATTACCATTAATTTCTGCTGAGTAAGTTCCAAATCCTGCAACATTCGCATTATTCAGAGTGGTTGTCATCTCTGCATAATCAAGAAGTTGAACATCAGTGCCATCATGAACAACATTTAATTCTTCAAATTCAAATTCATCTAACAATCCAACTTTTTCACTATCAGCAGTTACTTCTAAAACTACTTTTGCAGAAGTATATGTTTTTGCTATTGATACTACAGTCGTAGATGGATTTGCTTTTGGAACTAATACACTATGAGAATCTATTAAACTAGTTCCTAACGATGTTGTTCCTACACCTAATAAATTATCATCTAAATTATAAGACAATGATACAATATCATAATCATTGACTGTAGATTTGGTTGGGAAGAATAGTAATTGACCGTTAGAACCAACAATAGAAAAATCAAATGATCCCATATCATATTGACTTTCAACTCTTCCATATTGATTAATATATCCAAAAGAACCATCATGAATTAGATCAACAATCATCAACTGTCTTTGCCCAGTAAATCTTCTATCCTTAACAAGAGTGATATATTTTTTTGTTCTTTGAGATGATAGCGAAAATGTATCTACAACACTAAAAGGTGTGGGACGTGGATTGCTGTTAAATGATCCACTCATATCATCTATTGATAAAACTCTATTTCCAATAGATTCTTCATAATCTATTAATATACGGCTAGAAAAAATTATTTTATCTGAAATGACCCCTGAAGGAGTATTAAGTGAGTTTTCTTTTACTAAATCAAAATCATTAACACAATTTAAATCTACTTTACTAATTAATTCATTTACTATATTAGCGAAGGTTACATCGGTTGATAATCCAACAGAAATTGGTTGTTCTGATGTAGATTCAATTTGAAAATCAGAAAACTTTTTATAACCCAAAGTATGATTTAATGTGCTTACTGTATCATTCCAATCATCAAAAGCAACTTGTGATTTTAATGAATATGAGAAGTTCTGATAATAATCATTATCCTGCAACCTTTGTAAATTGTTATTTAAATATCCTGAATTATTTTCCCAACCATCCTCTACAAGAGAGAATGAGTCTGTCTTTAATACTGCATCATATTGAGAAACCGATTTTGCAACACCCCTTGTCTTAGATGATGATCCTTCAATTGTATCTCCAGATTTAAATATATCTTTTGTTGAGATAACTAAGATTTCATTTTTACTATCCCAAGTCTCCACATTACCAACAGCTCTGTTTGCTGTTACCTTTTCACCAATGAAGTAATCGTTAGTTGATAATGCAATATCAAATAAGGGGAAATGTTTTTTAGGTATCACTCTAGCAGCACTAGAATTTTTAACATCAAAAGTGCCTGGAAATTCTCCTGCTGCTAAACTATTTGCTAAACTAAATGTAACTATTCCAATACCACCAAGATTAGGATCAACCGCAGTAACTGTGAATAATTCGTAGTTGTATTCTGCCGAATTAAATCCTCTTTGAGTAGATGCTAAACCTACACTAACATTTTCAATTAAAATTTCATCACCAACTTCAAATGGGAATGAATTTTCTGTACTAAATCCAACAGATAATGTTAATGCAACATCTTTTGTAGTTGAATTAAATACAACAGTGCTAATACCTACACCATTTGAATTTTGTGTTGGAATTATTTCTGGAGTAAGTTTACTAATACCTTTAGTATTTTTAAGGATAGTAACATTTGAGTCTCCTAAATCATATCTTAAATCAACATCTAGTATTTGTTTTTTAGTTTCCCCATCAATAACCACTAGTTTTGGTGAAGTTGAATATCCTCTACCTACAGATGCAATTCCTATGGAACCAAAGGAAGCTAATGAATTTAACTGAACAATTTGAGGTAAACCTACTGTTGGTTTTAAGGTAGTATCTGATGGGAAATTAAATCCAATATCTTTTATTTTAGTTTTCTTAATTACACCTATGCTAGTACTAGCAGCACTAACAATTGCATTTTTACCATGATTAGTTCTTATTGTTCCTATACCAGGTATTGCTATATAATTTTTACCAGCATCTTTTATTTGGAATTTTTCAATAGATCCAAATGCTGTTTTTGATGTTGTTGTATATTTGAGAATAGAAGCAGCATCAGTGTATGTAGATCTCTCTGGGAACTGTTTTACAGTATATGTAAATGAACTAGTTGATCCAACACCAACTGTAACTTTATGCTTTCCATTATATAAACTACCTTTTATTTGAATCTCATCACTATTTGGAACTTCTAAATCAATGACTGGATCTTTCTTTGCAAATGGAACATCTCCTTCAGTGATTGATTCTAACTTATAATATAAAACTTCAGGTATATTTTTATTAACAGTTAGAGATACTTTTGCATCAGCAGAAATGCCCACAGAGCCAGTTTGATTAACTTCAAAAGTATCACTATCTTTTGTTTTGTTAAATTGATTTGTTAAATTTTTATCTGTATATAAATTAAAATTAAATGCTGAGAAAGATACTCCTTGATTAACATATCCTAATGTTGAATCTGAAAGATTAAATTCTACAATAGAATCTTTAAATACTTTTACTGGTGGATTTACAGGATTAATTGTGCCTGTTCCTGTATTCTGTAAGTTAACAACAACTGGTTTTATTTGAATTGAATCATAATAAGTTTCAGATAATTTAATGGTATTAATATCAATTACTACAACATAATACATTCTATTATTAAACAATCCTATTATTGGACTGGCGGCAGTATGTATTATTTTTTGTCCCGTGGTATATCCATGATCTAATATTCTTATAGTATTATTAACAACATTAATATCCGCATCAGCAAAATCTCTAGCATTTATTATAACTCTTCTATTAAAATCATTATACGAAACATTAAATGTTGCAGCAACCGATGGATTTACATCTATATCAACTAAATCATTGGTAACTAAACCATGAGAACTACCAAGAGAAACTGTAATTAAATTTCTAGTTAAAGTTGCTGTTATTGGTTTGTAATTTGTTTTAAAACTATGGAATACACCTGTTCCTATACCAGCAAATGCTAATGTGCTTGCACTTGTTTCAACACCTACAAAACCACCAGTGGTTCCTAATCCAACAAGAACTGTTGATATTCCAACTAAATCATCTGTTATTTTAGCAGCAAATAATGATTGAGTATTAATTAAATCAAATGAGGTAGATCCATTATCAACTTTTAATGGAGTTCCACTATTTGTAAAATACGTTAATTGATCACCAGTTTCTAATCCATGATTTTTTAAGAAAATTGACTTAGTGGGTATGAAGAGACTAGTTTCTCCAACACCAGGTCTATTAAAGAATACTGTGCTACCAATTCCAACACCAGTATTTGTTCCTTGTGCTACAGTTTCTATAGGATTAAAATATATTTCTTTATTTCTTTTTGCTTTAGACGTAGTTTTTATACCAGCACGTATTGTAATAACACGAGGACGTTTAGTTACTACCGTAGTAATAGTATGTTGTATTCCAACAGTTCCATCTTGTCCTCGTAATGCTTTTATTCTACTAAAACCTTTTTCTATATTCAGAACTTTAATAGTTTCATCACCAACATCAAGAATATCATTTTCTTTAAGATTATTTAAATTACCAGCTAGGTTGAAGAAAGTAACTATTCCTGTTGTTGCTAAGTCTTCTACAGCAATAGTAGTAGTTCCTATTCCTGTTAAAGCAAAATTAGATGTGGATATTCCTGCATCATAATGACCTTCCAATCCTGAAGAAGTAGTTGATAATCCAGATAAAGTAATAATTTCTAAATTACTAAAGTTATGAGGTGCATTAGAAATTATATCCCATTCACCTTTAGAATTATCTTCCGCAGGATAAATTTCAGTATTATTAATAGCACTTATTCCACCACTAACTTGATTAACAGTTTTGCCTAAAACATCAGATACTATAACATTAGCACCTGCTCCTTGCAAAGTTTTATTAAATACTATGGCATCCCCAACTTGATATGATTCTCCAGAAGTTTCTATACCTATTTTTTCAATTACTCCTGGTAAAATAGATTTGATATCTATTTTTTGAGATAATTTATTTGGAATATATGCATACTTATATTGAGTGTCATTATTTTCAATTAAATTATATGGTGCAGTATTTCTTCTCCAAGTAGTTTTATCTAAAGAAAAATCTATTTGGTTTGATAGAGGATCAAAATTAAATTCATTAGGAACTGATTGATATCCATCACCTATTAAATATGGGAATACTGGTTTTTTAAATCCAGAAAAAGATCCAGATGAATCTGCAGTACCGTCATTTACAGTTGCAAAATATGCGTATGTTCCTTTTGGAAATTCTGGAGTAATACAAAATCTTCCATTATTTTCATCAAGAACTGCATTGTCATTAACATTTTTATATACAAAATCATTAACAAAAAATCCTAATGGATAAATTGTTTCTGGTGGTCTATTGGATAAAGATTTTAATGAATATCCAGATTTTAATTGAGTAATAGAACCACCTTCATTTGTTGTATACCCATATGGTCCATAAATTGGATTTCCATCATATGCCCATCCAAGTATTGGAGAGTGTCCTGTTGATTTCGTTTCAATATTACTAACTTTAGGTAAATCTGGTTTACCAAATAAAGTTCTACCTACTTCGTCTCTAGAGAATACAGACTCTCTTAATTTTCTTGGAGCATATAAATGAGAATATTGTAATCCTTTATTAGGAGTGAATTCATGAGGTATAAATCCATCATCTTCTGTAAAAGTGTTAATATATCTCTCAACTAAATTTATTCTCCAAGTTTGAATAATTGGTCTAAATTTAGCATCAACTCCTGATGGTGTAACAATAATTTCAGTATTTTCCTGATTATATCCAATTCCAGTTTCTATAACTTTTACAGATACTAATTTATTATTCTCTATAATTGGTGTTAAAACTGCACCCGTTCCAGAACCAGAAACAGTAATATTTGGTGATGAATTATATTCGTCACCAGAGTTTAAAACAAATACCTCTACTATTTGTCCATTGTTTACAACAGCTGAAAGTTGTGCATTTTTTCCCGAACTTAAACTAATTACAGGTTTTCGATTGAAATTAATAATTTCAGAATCCCCATAATTTTGACCTTTATCAAATAAATGTATTGATTTTATTTTTCCTCTAACAATAGGTTGAAGTTTAGCACCGAAAATTTCATCAACACTTTTATCAAAACCTATTGTACTAATACCTATTTGTCCAGAGATAGAAACTTTTATATCTTGGTAATTGAATATATGAGTTCCAACCCCAACAGAGGTTAAATCAACAAATTGTTTTGTATCATAGAAAAATTGTTTTTCTCCAGTGTCAATTCCAACTGTAGATAATTTAAAATTATCACTATCAATTTTAGTTACAAAATAATCTGTATTATCAGATAATCCACCAACGACAGTTCCTGTGGTTGTATAATTTACAATTTCCCCAGAATTATAACCGTGTTCAGAAATCGTTATTGTATTTAATGCAGTGTTAATTCCAGATACAGAAGTTGTAACTTTATTATTAGCATATCCAGAACCACCAGATACTATATTAATACTTTCAACAACAGATTTTTTACCAGTTGATTTAAAATTATGTTTACCAACACCCAAAGATGTTAATTGAACTGTATTAATACCAGCTAACGCATCTCTTTCAGTTAGATGTAAATTAATTGTTGTTGTATCTACAATTGAGGTAAAGTAAACCGAATTGGTTGATAAACCCCCTACAGAAGTTTGTCCATTTGTTTGGTAAACTATTGGTTCTGCATTTCTAAATTTATGAAATGTGCTAAATCCGATGTTAATACTTCCAACACTAACAGGAGATTGTGCATTAAAAGATACTTGATGATCTATTAATTTTGTATTTACTGATGCAACAGCACCTTGACCATTACCACCAGTGATATTAATAACAGGTTGATCAACATAATCAAACCCAGAATCAACCACTCTAATTTCTCTAAATCCTCCAGATACTGAAACATATCCAGTTGCACCTGTACCAATATTATCTTTAATTTTTAAGTTAGGTGGATTTATTACATCAAAATTAAAACCACCAGATAAAACCTCTACTTTTTCTAATTGCCCAAAGTGTACTACATCCTCTGATTTATAATTTAAAATTTGTACACCATTAATTAATATTCCTGTAAATCCTGTTTCAGTTTTATATTTTGTACCATCATTTTGTGCAGGAAGAATTTCTCTAAAAATATTTTGAGATTGTAATGTTTTTGAATTAAAAGTAAATGGTTCAATGACATTATCAGTTACAGTAACTGGATTGGTAATTGATATAAAATTAGAATTTTCTAAATCAGTTCTACTTTTAGAAAGTTTTATAATTAAAGGATTAATTCTTTTTACAAAATATAATCCTTCATTTAAAGTTTTTTCATTATCTGCAATAACTCCAAGATCTGAAGTAAATAAAGATGATTTAATTACCTGTCTAGTGGACAGTATATTATTAGCATCAAAGAATTGTTCTTCTACTCTTTGAGGTGAATAGTAAATAGCATCGCCAGTGCGGAATCCATGATCACCTTTTGATACAATTGAAAATTCACTACCAACAAAATCTCCACTAAATGTAATTTTTTGACTAAAAACATTAAGTGATTGTGCTTTATAAGTTGGTATGGAAGGAGAAGCAACTAGATATTTGTCACCATCATTATAAAGATTTTGAACATTTGTTGTAAATATAGATGCATCAGGAAAAGTATTTGAAGAAACTCTAGATACATTTCTTTTTACAATATATTTTAAAGATGTATCAATTAATCCTTGCCCTTTCAAAGTTATTGATGTAGCACTGTCAACATCAATCAAAGTAGATATTTCTAATTCATTTCCTGCAGTATCATCCAGAGTTACAATATCACCATTTTTTAAAGAGTGTTCTGTAAAAAATTCTATCTTGTATGTTTGATCAGTTGGATCAACTAATATTATTTGTTTAACTTCATATGTAGGAGCTAAATTATAAAACCAATTTTTTGCAATAAAACTAGTATCATTTATTCCAAGAGTTTTTATTTGTGCGGTTTCTCCAACTGAGAAATTATGTGTATTACCCGTAATTTCTAAGTCATTTAAAACAGCAGTTATATTTACCCTAATTTCCTCGGTTTGATCCGCACTTGATGTTGCATAAGCATAAGTGTTTATTCCAATATTTGAGGCATCTGCAATTTTTCCTGTTATACCACTACAACCATAAAATTGATTTACTGATTTTGAGGTATAAGAAACAATTCCACTTGTTGCATCTGTAAACCCAATTTTTAATTCACCAGTTTGTGGAAATCCAACAGTTGAATCAACAGAAATTACTGTTGCTCCTATGGAGACCTCTCCTATATTTTTTGTTTTATCGTGAACAACAAAATCTCCATAGATTGCACCTTTAACTCTAATATCTCTATCATAACCAGAATCAAAACTAAGTTTATAGTAAGTTTCTCCAACTCCAACATTAATTGGTTCTACAGAACCAACTGGAGCATATGCTCTGTTAATATCTTCAAATCTATCTTGAAATAAAGTTGCATTTTCTAAATTTGCTGGATCTCCCTGAACTGGTTCAACTACAATATCATTTGTAATTTTAAAATTAGCATTAGATGGTGTAAAGAGAAAATCTCTGGGTTTTACAACTTGTACATTCTGATCATATAATGCTTTAAATAGAATTTCAAAAGATCTATCAGTTCCTTTACTTAAATAAAAATCCTTTGATTGTTTTATGAAAAGATTTTCGTTTAAGTTTTTAGTTAAGGTTCTATTTTCTAAACCAGGTAAAATCTGATGTTTTGTTTTTAAAAGAAATTCTTTTAGGAACAAGTTACTTAGATTTTCGATCTTAGACCCACCTATATGCTCCTCAGAGGTGGTTGAATTGAATACAAGTACATCTGGGTTACTTGAAGATTTATATGATGTTATACCACAAAAACCTCGCACACAACCTGTAAATGAGGTTGTTGTTATTCCTGTGTAAGTTATTATCTCATTATCAATTTTTAAAATCCCATATGACTTTGGAAACCCATCAGTTCCTCTTGGAAAATTAACCAAATCAATATCAATAGTTTCATCGCTAATTGAGATGTCAGTTTTTAATCCTACAGAATCTGTAAGATTAGTCAAATTCTCAATTTTGACATATTCGTCAATATTTTGAATTAAATCAATCGAACCACCTTGATATTCTTGTCCTTGGTAATAAGACTTTAAAAATTCAGAAACTAAAGGGAACTCACTATGTGTAAACACAG